AGTCCCGTTTACCAGGGGATTGAACGCGATAGTCTGTGAATATACACTGTCGTCCCCGGCACTCACCACGTGAAGGGATCGCACGCCGATCGTAGTGTCCCGCGCCTCGTCCGCGGTAACCGCGAAGGTCCCCCCGGACCCGCCATCGAGGGACCACTTCGTGGGCACTCCCGCCAGCCCGGCCTCAAACGATTTGTTGTATAGGAAATCGATCTGAGCGCTGGGCCGGTCCGAACCTATCGTCCCGGCGTTGTCACTGCCCGCCCGGCACCATTTTTCGTTGTCGTACGGATCAGCTTCCAGGTCCACATGACACGCCGTGAGGGATTTCCCCAGCCGAGTCACCTCAAACGGTACCGCGCTCAATCCCGTTGCCGGATCCGTGACCACGACCACGTCACCGACCTGGTTGAGGACGGCCTTCCGAAGAGTCGCCTGTGCCTGGGTGATGAAGTCCGCCTGTCCGCTGAACCTCTCGATCAACCTGCGCGGCCATATGCGGGCCTGCGCTGGGGTAATCTGGCAATCCGTGCTGAAGGTCAGCTCGTTGATGCCATAGTCGTCCTGACTGTCCGTATCTTCCTCCGTGCACGTGGCAGATTCCCCGGTGACTGAGTCGAGATATGTCAACGTGACGCGATTGATGGTCTTGGATCCCAACTCCTCCGCGGTAATGGATTTCAAATTCCAGTAGTCTGGCCGTGTAGACTCGTCCCCGTTGTACGTGTAAGCATCATTTTCCAGGGCCCTGCGGATGTCTAGGAACTGTCCGAACCGTATCGGCGCAATGTCAATGTGGATCTCGTCGTCCTCGTCAGACCAGCAGCTCGTGCCGAAGGCCTGATGAACCTGTTTGATCGCGTCGAGAACCTTGTCACCTGCACTCCAGGCCAACGTGCAATAAGTCCCCACCGCGAACTGCAGCGCCCGAGCATACGCCGCCGTGTTGTACGTCAGAGACGTGTACGTATCGATGATGTCCTTGATCACTTCCACGGACAATCCGCTGGCGGAACCGTCTGCCGCGAACTCCTCAGCGGCAAGGCTGCGCAGGTTGTCGAGCACCGTGATCTGCACCTGTCGTGCGGGCCCCGTACGCTTGATACGATCCACCACACCCTTGAACATCTGGACCATCCCGGTAATTTCCTCTGCGAGATACGTTGTGTCCGAGAGATGCGTGTCGTCTGACAGGAACAGCTCCGGATCGTCGGCCAGGGCGAAATAGTGGTAGACGGTGACGGTTTTACCTTTGAGCCCCTCGTCGTATGTTCCCCCGGCCCCGCGCGTGAACGCCTCGTCGATGTTGTCCAGAGTGATCATGCATTGCCCGGCAAAACTGACGCCCGTGCTGGCTTCCTTGTCTTTCAGACGATCAATCCTGCCCGTGGTGAGAATGGTAGGATTCCCGTCGATGTCCGACTCCGTGACCGTAGAGGCATCCAGGACGATCTCCACCACCACCCGTGGCCTAGACGAATCCGCCAGGGCCTCGGTGATGTAGTCAGCGTCCGCGGAGATGACCATTTAAGCCTCAGAATCCGGAGGCGTTTCCGGGAGGGTGTCTCCGTCCACGTACAGAAGCCGTTTTAACTTCCACACGGCCAGATCGCGGTCCAGTTCTGCCTGCATCCTGGCATCCTTTGCAGCGACCTGCGCGGCACGCAGAGCAACACGAACCTGTTTCTCGATGGCATTCCGTGTGTTTTCTGCGGACAGCTTGGCGAGGGCCGCCTGCACCACCGCAACAATTTTTGGCTTGGTATCCCGCACATCCTGCGGAAGCACATCCTCCACAGCATATGTTGGAACCTCGTCCTCCGTGAGACGCGACGCCAATGACCGCTTCACGAGCATCATCGCGAGGCGCATGTCATCGCGCTCCGCAAGCACACCCAGGACTTCCGAAACGTTCTTCAACTTCGTTTTGTTGATTTCCATTACATACTCCAGGCTAAAATTGTCATTCTAATATCCGTTATTGCAGCAGATGCAAAATATGAAAACTTACGCGAACCGTCACTCGGCAACGTAATCCAACCTTGCCGGTGCTCGTTACCATTAGCAGCACACTGATTGCATATTAATCGATTATATGTTGTATTCGCCGAGAAATCTTCCTCACCCGTAATCGTAAAATAATCGGCATTTGCTCCAGCAGTAATCTGTATATCAATCAACGCCGAAACAGCCCCTGCAGGAATGATGCTAGATGCATCCAGCCGTTCATCAGCCCCACCCCCGCCACTGTTTGAATCATATATTGTACCATCTACCGTGATGTCAACACCGTCATTAAAATCCGGAGAACCAATCAACTCAGAACGATAATACGGGCGGCTAACACGTTCCAACGTCCCAGCCCCGCCTCCTCCGGCATTGCTGACGTATTCATAGCCCTGATACTCGATAGCCCACCGCGCAGAGCCGTTGTTTGATCCTTTGTACAGATAATCCCCCGCAGTCGCCAGGGCGTTCTCCGTGTCGATCGCCATCACACCATCGTCTGCGGATCCGTCCGCCACGCCGCGGCGCCCCAGGGGCATCCCGTCCGCCCGCTGGTAGCTCGCCAGCTCCCAGTAGTCCCCGGCGGTCGTCTCATCGTGCGAGCCGTCCCCGTTGCACACGAAAACCGCCCAGTCCCCCGCCTGTGTCTGGATGTTCACGCTGGCCGGAAGCAGCAACTTCGCGCCGTGCGTCAACGTCAACGAACCCGCGAACCGCAGCATTCGCGTGTTTCCCGGGTCCGCGCTGTCAAACCCCGTAATCGTGGTGACCCCCGTGATCTCGATCCGATCTGAATCGTTCGCACCGATAGCCGGTGTGGTAGCACTTGCAAGCTGAGGAAGTCCCCGCCCGGAGATCTCCACGCGGTCACTAAGCGCGGCCATGCCCCGGTCAAGCTCGTTCATGAACGCGGCGTTGACACGATTCTTGTCCAGTACCGCGTTCGTCTTGTCCTGGCCAGACCCTCCGTTTTTCGTTGGATCATATTTTGCCCATGCTTCAGTCATGTTTACATCTCCTCAATCGTCATGTCCAGATTATACGTACCACCGGCCTGTCTCTGGAGGTTGAACGCACCGGCCACCCCCCGCACCTTGTACTTCGGCGTGAGTGCGCTATCCGGGTAAAAATAGAATATCCGTTCATCCGCGAAATCCAGGAAATCATCAAGCGCGCTCAGGGTTTTGTACGTGAACAGAAACCGCCATACCTTGCGGGTGGCCAGAGAATAGCTGTTGATCGGCACCCCGCCCCTATTCTGCTCCACGGTGTCGATCACGCGCCTGGCAGTCTCCGTAGGATCATCACTGCCTAGGGCCGGCTGGAACGGCCAGGTATAACTCGTCACGGCGTCCAGCGTTTCAAATTTTGGCAGTGCCATCTAGGCCTCCCTTCTCGCGCGTTGTACGCCCTCGCGGTCCAAGAGGTCCTGCAGGTCGCTGATTATCTGGGGGTGGTCCGACACGAATCCGTTGATCGTGATGTTCACCACGCGTGACTCGCTGACCGCCGGACGTGCCCCCATCCCGCCCTCGAGCATCGCGTTAAGATTCCGGCTAGCCTGCGGCGTGAGCACCGCCTCGCCAGATCTGAGCTGCACCGGACCGTCGTCCGGAACGTAATCGATACCCGTATGGCCTTGCGCCTTATTCCTATTTTTGACCGCGTTTGCGATACCCGCTACGGCCGCAATTCCGGCTACTACCGGAAACGCGCCCGCCAGAAACGTTCCCGCCCCTGCAAGCAATCCTGACAACCCACCCCCAACGGCGGTTGACTGGAGCATAGCGTTTGTCAATGCCTGTTCCAGTCTAAGGCGGATTAATTGCTGTATGGTATCCTGAATGGCCGTATTGACCACTGTTTGCAGCTTATCCGCAAAAGATTCACCCGTGGCCAGACTCGTCACCAGGGCGTCAGCGAACAGACTGTTGAACTGCAAAAGACCATCCTTCCAAATTTGATCATACTCATTCACAGTGTCCTGCGTAAGGGCCAGTAATTGCGCGTCACGATCCTCACGGATAGCTACCAAAGCAGCACTCAGTCCGCCTTCAATCTCAATATTTTTATCAGCCGCTTCTTGAAGAATTTTTTCACGCTCTCGATAGCTTTCCCAAATCAACGCTTCTTCTGTCTTAAGACCATCCAATATATAATCTACTCGGGCTTTTGCGGCTTGCTTGGCACGCTCCCCTGAAGAATCTCCGCCCGCATCACCACCACCGCCTCCGCCTGGAACTGGAATATCCGGGGCGTTTGCAACGTTATTTAATGACGCCAGGTATTGATTAGCAAGTGCCACTAGCCCTTTCCAACCTTCGGTCAAGGGCCCCTTTGCAGTCTCCGCCATGTACTCCAAGTCAAATAAATAATTTTCCAAATCTGATTTGCTTTTCGATCCGAAAGCCGTTTCCAGCAAATCCCTGTACTCTTCCATCTCGATCCGTGCGGCACGGGTAGCAGCCCGCTGTGCCTTGGTAGAGCCCAGCACATCATCCAGACCGAGCTGCCCCAGGGAATTGATCCGGATCAATGCCTCCGCGGCAAGTTCCCAATTCTCCACAAGGAATTTGACCGCCGTGCTGGCTTTGCGAAGGCCCGTTACAAGCACCTCGCCAAATTCCTGGGAGTACACACGAATGACGCCCTTGTTCTGTTCAAGCACTTCACCGAGATCCCCGAACAGCTCCGTCATCTCCCCCAGTAATGGCGTAATGCTGATGGCCACGAACTCTCCGGCTTGCTCGTTCAGATCGCCCCACATGTTTTTCATGGCCTGCATTGAACCAAACGTGGTTGATCGCATGGCCTCCTGTTGACCGCCGAACTTTTTTTCAATCACGTCGAGAACCGCAGAAAAATCTCCAGATTTTTTGGTGTTCTCGTCAATGATGATGCCGTACCTGGAAAGAAGACCAAACTGACCGGCACTGGCACGCCCGAGGTTCGACACCGCGGATACCATGTCCTGGCCCGTTGCCGCTGACCAGTCCGCCGCGACCTTCAACATCCGAGGGAATATATCGTCCGTAATGTTCTCGAACGTCGCGCCCATCTTGGCGGCCTCGATCGTCACCTCGTCGCCCGTGATGCCCATGGCCTGAATTGCCTTGGCCGTATCGATGATGCGTTTTTCAAAACCCGCGCACGTCCGCCCAGTGGATTCGAGAGCCTGCCGAAGACCTGCCACAGCCTTCTCCTGTTGCTCATACGCATCCAGTGATTTTTTAGCCGCGAACCCCACGGCCGCAAGAGCCACACCCGTGACCTTTCCAAAGCTGACGAAATCCTGCCGCACAACACGCAGACTCCGTTGCAGGCCTTTAATCCATTTTCGGGTTTCCGACCGGTTTTTGCCGATAGACTTCTGGAACTTCTGGCTGTTGAGTGCCAGGTTCACCACCAGATTCCCGATCGACTGTTTCGGCATTCTACATTTTCCTTTTTCTCAGCCTATCTACACCGGCCTGCATGAGCTGCGCGTCCAGCATCTGCCGGACCCGATCGTCCCCGCCCGTCTGGTAGTATGCCCACCATTCGGCGAACGTATCCGAATCCATCTCGCGGAGCATTCTGTCAACATTTACACGGCCCAACCGCTCCGCAAGGAAGAAGGCAAACCTTCTTCCCGGTCGGGCCTCTAGTTTTTTACCAGCTCCTCCAAATCCTGGTCCCGGAGCCGGTTCAACCGCATGCACGCAATGTACAGCCGATCCATGGCAGCCCCTGCACGTTCGGAAAGCTGCTCCACGATTTTTATCACCTTGGCCTCGTCGTCCTTTGTCGCCAACCTCGGCACCTCAAGATATGCCTTGCCGTCCTGGTCACAAAGACACAGGGCCACAGTCCAAGCCCGGATGTTGCGGCGATCAAACAAAACCTTCGGCTTCCCGTCCACCTCTTCCAACGACGTGATGATCATGTCGTACACGTCACGGAAGGCGGCGGTCATGGTACGGATGTACACGTGAGCGCCCTTGCCCCACTCCGGGACATCCACGCGTTGGATTTTTCGATCCTTCAACGTGAGTAGCTGATCGAGGGTGAGCGGCTTCCCCTCCTGCCGGTTTTCCCCGCTCATCAGCTCGTGGCCCGTGCCAGATCGCCGTCACCGCGGAACGTCACCGGGGCCATGTGCAGATCCCCAACCGTTCCACCCATGCCCTGACCAGTCTCCAAGACCACGTTGCCGGTATATTCCGGATTCGTCGCGGACTTCGCGCCGGCATCCGGGCGCAGCACGATCGCCACCGCCGCAGCACCGTCGTGAATCGACCACAAGGTTGCGTCAACCTTGCCGGCAGCGTAGTCCTGCGCGAACTCAACGGTCACGCTCCAGTCCTTCAAACCGGGCAGCCTTCCACGGCTGTCCTCGCTGTGCGTCGTGTCGTCCTGCAGCTCGGAGCTGTACTCCAACGTGGCCGTCTTGACGTGATCCGAAAGATCCACCGAATCGACGGTAAGATGCACATTTTTGAAAATATGTTTCGCCATCTCATTTTCTCCTTTTAAAGTCTATTTGATCCCCAACGACACGATGAACGTGAAGGAGGGGTCTGATCCCGCAATGGTGTAACCGATCCGCCACCAAGTGTCCGTGACGGCCCCGGCCACCGTCTTCAACTCATACGTCTCGTCCGTGGCCTGCGTGAACGTGATCCGTGTCGTCTCCGAACCTGACCACGAGTCCGACGCGTCCGACTCCACGATGACATCGAGGGTATCGGCCGCACTAGCTGACGTCACGTGCAGGGCAGCATATAATGATTGATCTGCCGTAACCGCGCCCAGTTCACGCCCTGTTCCGTTGCCCGTAGTCGTTTTCGCACCGGTCACCATGACCGTCCCACGAATGAGTTCTCCATCCCCGTCACCGCTGGCACTGAGCATTTGCATGTCGCCCACCGTGCCAGCAATCGGTTGCGCTGATCCAACACCCACATACCCGAAATATGCACGTTCACCGTCTGCGCCGGCAGTTCCAGGAGCGGCCGCTGTGAGTACCATCCCATGCGTCCCCAGAGCCGCATTGTAGGCATCATCAGGCGTTTGGTCCCAGTAGGACACATGTGTCCAATTCCATGTTTCCAAACCCGGCAGACGGCTTCTGGAGTCATCATCATGATCCGTGGCGTCCTGTAGTTCCCGTCCGTACTCGATGCCGATCTCGCTCAGGTACCCGGAAAAATCATATTTTCCGAGGTACACCTTGGCGTCTTTAACGATGTGTTTCGGCATCATTCACTCCTTGATGTGGCTCACGATGTAGTCCACCGTGG